ATGTGAACTTTTTTCGCCACGGATTTAACACTTTCTCGTGGTAACGTTACCACATTGCTCATTTGGTAACCTCATCTTTTTCGCCAAAAATATCCCCCCCGGGGGTGGGCGATTCCTCGGACAAAGGGGTGGTTTCTGCTGGGGAGGGTTCGTGTGGAATAGTATGTACATGCGAGTCGGAGTCCCATTCCTGATTTGGGGTGGTGGGGGCGTGGTGGGGTTCCGCGCCGGCCGCATCATCACCGGACAATTCCGCCAGCAATGAGTCAGCGTCTACGTCGACGGCATCCTGGGAACCGAGCATCATCCCTTTTAGCTGGTCTAATATCTGCGCGCGAAGTTCGCCGGAATCCTTAACGTGTTCTACGCGCTTTGTCTCGCGGAAGGCATCAACGCCGACCAATTGGCCGATAGAACGCACAGCCTGGACGCGCGTTGCAGCTTTTTCCTCTGGGTTTGTTGCTATCTCGGCAAGCGTGGAAATGACAATAGACCGCAAGCCACTAGCGGAATGCAACGCCGCTAGCTGATTTGCCCGTTCAATGCGTTCTATCTCTGCTTTTATCCTAGCATCCGCTTTTAACCGGCTGGCATTGTTCCCGATAGTATCGACGCTTCCCTTGTCGCTGTACGCTTGCCTATAAGCATCCGCGCCGGTATTGCCTAACGCTACAGCTTCCGCGAACTTCCGCATTTTGGGCGTAAGTGTGCCCTTTGGTAAGCGCATTGCCTGCTCTATCCCTTTGGTCTTTACCTGAGCCTTTATCGCTTTTCTGTTCATTTTGCACCGCTGTTCGCTTCGCTCACTGCCGCCGCGCAGCCTGCCGGCCACGCCCCTAATTGCCCGCACGATACCGGAACAAATGCGGAAAATCAATCAACCTGGCAAACCTGATAGAAAAATACCATTGCAAACATATCGAAACACACTTGCGCAATGTATTGCATCTGCTAGTATCAAACCAAGCGATACGCCCCTGTATCGCCCTTACTTTATAGGTGAAACCATGACTTATCGCTTTATCACTGACCCTGGCCATGGCTGGCTTGAAGTTCCCCGCGCCGAACTTGACGCGCTCGGCATCACCCACAAGATCAGCAATTACTCTTACCAAAAAGGCGACATGACCTACCTAGAAGAAGATTGCGATTTTGCCGTTTTTCACGCCGCCAAGACCGCCGCCGGCGAGCCGGTCGAATACCGCGAGCAATACCAAGAAAACACCTTCGTCCGCAATTTGCCCCGTTATCAACCCTGAGAGGCCGACCATGAACGATTACACCGCCAACGGATACGCAAACCGCCGCGCATACCTGGAAGCACTGGCCGAGGATTTCGGCATCGACCAGCAAACCGTTTTCACGCTCGCATCAATCCTGGGCGCATCTGAGGATTTTGACGGACTTGTTACCGCCCTGGAAGATCACGCCGAAGAACTCTACTGACTGTTACCGGCCGGCCATCGCGCCGGCCACCATTGGAGCAAATACTATGAACCGATCATTTTATGACCTACCGCACGATACCCGCTTTGCCATATACGGCGAACTCGACCGACTGCAATGTAAATCGCTCGGTGGCGGACTGTTTTCAGTGGCCGTAGCAAAGGGAAAATTCGGCGAACTTGTGCAGACAATGGAAGCTTTCGGCCTAGAACACGCCGATCTTTATTACTTCCCTCTCGGCACTGATAACCCGCCAGATCACTTACGCCACGACAACCGAGGCTTTCCCGATTGTTGCTGGCTTATCGCAACTTTTACCACTCCAGAGGCCGACCATGCGCCTATTTAATACCGCCCTTTGCGCCGCTTGCCTAATCCTGGCCGGCGTATGTTTAGCCGCCTGGACGCTCGGCCACATTGACCACGCCAGCGGATTTTTTACCACCGGCACAAGCTTATTTTGCGCCGCCCTTGCCCGCACACAACCCGAAATCGACTGAGGCCGACCATGCACAGACTAAACGATTATTACGAGGAAACGCTCGCCGCCCATTGGCTGCCCGCCCTGATAAACGCCGATTACACCGGACTTTCGGACGACGAAGCCGCCGAACTTGACGCTTACATGCTCACCTTTTGCGCGCTGCCCGACTTGACCGTTACCACCGCCGACGAGCAGCCGCAATTTGCCGTTGACGCTGTAAGCCGCTTGCACGCCGACTGCTACACCGTTCGCTTTTACTTCACCAACCACGCCCGCTATCCGCAGCAGCACGCCTTAGACCTCAATTAATAGGAGCAATCATTATGAAAACGACAATTTCTGTTTACGACTTTCGCGATGCCTTCCACAAAGCCGGACGCGGCAACCAGTTCAGTTATGAAGGGTTGCAAGTTTTGTTTAATTACATTGAGGAGGTCGAACAATCCTGCGGTGAGGATTTTGAACTCGACGTAATCGGCCTTTGCTGCGATTTTGCGGAAAGCGACTGGGAAAGCATCGCCTCTGATTATTCAGTTGAAATTGATGAAACAGAAAACGAGGAGGAGCAGCGCGCACAGTTGCTGGATTATCTAGCCGATCAGGGCGTTTTGATTGGCGAAACCAAAAACGGCGGCATCGTTTACCGCCAATTCTGAGGAGTTAACACAATGAAAATCACAGTCCGCGCAGAGAAAAACTACGGCATCGAAGTTATCTACCCGCACTGCAAAGCCGCTGAACTATTCGCCCGCATTGCTGGCACTAAAACTCTGACCGCCCACGCGCTGCGCGATATCGCCGCGCTGGGTTATGCCATCGAAGTATTCAGCCCACCGCCCCGAATGATTGCCTCAATGGAGACCGCACGATGAAACCCTGGATGAAATTTAACGACATTGTGACCGCTTGCGCCGAGGCCGGAATCAGAACCGCGCAGGATGCAGCAAACGCCGGAAACCTGGAGCCGCTTTACTTGTACTTCCGGCCATCGACCGCCAACGAGAACGGCCAGCTTGCCTTAGTGCCCGACTCGAAATCCCCGCCGCCAGGGTTCGAACTTGCGACCGGCGAAGGGCTGCGGTGCAGCGTCCCATTTTCAAATTATTGGGGCTGGATTCGGGAACGATCAACGCGCCTCCCAATATTGGCATGGAACAATTAACAGGAGATCAGACGATGATTCAAATTAAAACCTTCCGCAATGGCGCGCACACCGTCATCGAAGCCGACCGCCCGCGCCATTTTTGGACAGTCAAATGCTACCGGCCAAACGGCGAACTGCACGACAAGATCAGATGCGACGACTACCGCAACGCGCTGGATTATCTGCGCGCCTTTAAGCAAATTGCCAAGAATTTTTAGGAGATCAGACGATGACCTACTCCACGACCGCCGAGCAAATCTGGCTTGCCGATATTGCCGACGACCGATGTACGATCGGCTCAGGCGATCAGGAAATAGCCCGCGACATACCGCTGAATATCGGCCGACTGATGGCAGCCGCGCCGGACATGCTGGACATGCTTTATTGCCTGTTACCCTTCATTGAAGATATTGAAGCCGATACCGCATACAAGCCTGGCATCGTCCGGCAATTGCGATCGGACATGCTTGCGCTTATTGCGAAAGCTGAAGGCCGTCCGCGACTTACCGTCCGCGCGCGCGGTAAAACTTTTGACAATCTAGCCGATGCCATGCTCCATGCCACAGGCAACCAAAAATTTGCTGACAGCTTTCGGAAAAAGTGAGGCTCTTGGAAATATTACCACATTAAACTTTTGTTAACTATGGGAGATCAGACGATGAAAACACTGCGCGAAACCGCCGAAACTTTTGCCCTGAATCAGTGGCTTTCCGACTTTCCTGTCGATATGTCATACGCCGACATTCTTGACTTGCTGCGCTCCGGCCAGCACTACGATTCCGACGATGTAACTGTTTGGGAAACAGTTGAAGATTATCCTGGCAGCGACATCGCCGAGATGATTGACGATACACGCTCCGCTTTCGAGCGCGCGGCAGCCGACCTGCTATCCTGCGCGCATGAATAATCACCCGCGCATGTTCACCCTGTACCTGATCGAAGATGAACTAGGTCAGGTCAGGGTGGTTTCCGATTACAGCGTGGCTGGCGATCGCTGCCTCAGTATGGGCGTGGAAATCATGTCCATGCTGGCAGCGGTTCAGCCGTTCTCAGACGGTGGCCTATCGCTCGTAATGCCTGCTCGCACCGATGTCGAGCATTGATTGAGTCAGGCTTTGTGTAAACCCGAACAGGCCGACACGCTGCGCGTAATCGTTTGCGTCCTCGCCTTCCCGATTAGACATCCAGATTGGCCAGCCTATTTCAGCCGCAGCCGCCTGCCCTGTGCCGGACTTGTCGTTGTCCGCGATCACAAGGCCAGGCTCCAGCCCTGCCGCCACCTTGACCATGTTGCCAGCGGAAAAGCAAACGTGAATTGTGTACCGCCGCTTCAGCTGCTTCATAGCCGCACGAACGGACAAGGCCGTGGCGTACCCCTCGCAGACAATGTTCACGCCCTTGTTGTCAAAGCTGAAGGTCGCACCGGCTGTTTTCTGGCCGTACAAAAACTTCTTCTGACCATCCGGCCATATCTGTTGCAGCCCGACCAGCGACTTGCCGCACCGCATTGGAATGAGAAGGACAGGCTTGCCCTCGATCATCAGCACGCTGCCTTGCTCGTCGGCAAAACCCTTGTTCACCAGGTACGGGTGAGTCGAGTAGCCGCTTTCGTTGAGCATTGCCACCGCCTTGCTGACCGCTTGCGTTGCCAGCTTCTTGCGCTCCTGCTCGGCGCGCGCTTGGCTGATGATGATTGCCCTCATGTCAGGTGAGTTCAGACGGTTGTCAGGGTCAGGCTTCCACAATGCCACGACCGTAGACACCGCATGGTTCTGCACAAAGCCGTGAGTCCCCATGTACTTGACGCTGCCATTCTTCTTCTTCGGATGATCTTCTGTCCGGTAACGTTTCCACACGCCGACCGGCGGCAACTCGTTGATCAGGATGCCATGCGACCTGGCAAACTGGATGAAGTCCATCATTGCCCCCTTGCGCGGATTTGATCTGCCAATACCGTCCTCGGCATACCGTTACATCTCCAATTTTCTGCTATATCAGCACACGCCTCGCGCTCTGCCTCTGCGACTAACGCGGCAAACTTCTCAGCGTATTCAAGCCCAATGATTGGCATCCAATTTACGTCCGTCGCCAAATGCAGTCCGGCCTCCCGCGCCATGCGGATAATGTCATCTCTGTTCATATTTGCACGACCTTTCCACACCGTTTGCATCGCCACGCTGTACTTACGCCAATTTGTGCTATTCCTCCATGCCCTTTTAATGCACACCACAATTGCCGCGCCATGCGGATAATGTCCTCTCTTGTCATTATCTCCTCCCTATCTTTTTCAGGAATGCGTGCAGCTTCTTGTCGATAAACTTCTTGGTATCAGCCGATAGCATCTGCGGGTTGGTATCGCTCAGACCTTTCGGCCACACGCCGAACTTCTCCCTGTAGGTATGGCTTGCCCTGCCCTTCGACCACCCTTGATAGCGCATGAGCCAGACCATCTGGTTCCAGAAGTCCTGCTTGCTTTCCCGCGAGACTGTGCCGGACAACTCGACCATCTCACCCTCGACCGCGATGACTTTGTTCTTGCGCTCGCGTACATGGCCGCAGTTCAAACAGGTATCGCCGCTTGGCCAGAAGGCTGCACACACCGGACACTTGGCTGCTTCCTTCTCCTTCTGCGTGGGTTCCTTCTTTGCCTTCTCCTTGCCCTCGTCCAGCTTGTCCACGCCCTGCTCGTACACTTCTTCCCAGTCCTCACGGAAGCGCAGATAGTTACCGCTGTGATCCAGCCAAACGGCAAACTCTTTGCCCTCATGACCGCGCATAACGCGCCCCATCTGCTGGATGTGCGATGACAAAGACTTGCTGAACGGCCTGGCTGACACACCGATCAGAACGTCAGGCACATCAAACCCTTTGGTCAATATGTCCGTCGCAATCAGGCCGTGTATCTTTGTGTCAGGTTTGCTGAAGTCTTCGATGACCTGCTTCTTCCATTCGTCATCGTCACGGTAGCTGATGCACACAAAGTTGTACCCTTCGTGCTGGAACTTGCGAGCGAGATGGACGCCGTGATCCACACCCGACGCGAACACGATGGTCTTCACAGGCCGGTCGAATATCTCATGCGTCTTCTTGATCCACTCTGACACGATGTCGCCCGTGATCTTCATGCCTCGGGTGCTGGCTTCCTGCTGCGACCACTCGCCCGCCACCTTCTTTGCGCCGTCCATGTCAATTTCTTTGGCGATGAACACGCGCAAAGGCACAAGTATCTTCTCGTCTACCAGTTGCTTGGTCGTGACCGTGCTGACCACGTTGTCGTAGACTTTGCCGAGACCTTTCGTGAACGGGGTTGCAGTCAGGCCGATGACGCGCACGCCTGGATTGTTCTTGATGAACTCCATCGTTTGCTCGCGGGTCTGGTGTGCCTCGTCCACGATGAGAAGGTTCAGCCCTGGGAACGAGCCGCGTCGCTCCAACGTCTGCGCAGAACAGACCTGGATGTTTTCGTACGGACGATACCGCCAGTGCCCTGCTTGCATGACACCGTGATCGATCTTGTACTTCTCTAACCTTCGGGATGTTTGATCGCATAGAACTACACGATCAAGAAGCATGGCTGCTTTGTTGCCCTTGGCTTTCGTCGCTCGCATCAGCTCGATTGCCATTTCTGTTTTGCCTGCACCTGTTGGGGCGTACAGGATTTGTGCTCGCTTGCCCTTTGCAAAGCCATCACGCAGGGCGTTCAATGTCTGCTCCTGATAGGAGCGGAGGCTGAGTGTCATACATCTCCTTCTCTGCTGGCACACCCGCCAGCTTGGGGTTAGTGGTTAATTGCCTTCGAGTTTTTTCAACTTCTTTTGCAACATCTGCACTTGCTTCATCAACTGCGCGTTCTCTGCTTGGAACTGATCACGCGAACTTGTGACGGCTTTTAATTCTATCTCCAATAGCCTGATCTGTGCGCGTAAATCCTTAATGACAGACTGGGCTTTCTCTTTTTCAATTTCATCAAAACTTGCAGCGAGTGCAACTGTTAGCTGATCTTGCAGGTCTTCGTTCTCTTCTCGCAATTGCTGCACTGCCGCAGTCATCTCCTCGCGCTCGACCTCGTCCTCGCTGAACGTGGCAACAGGATCTTCCTGCTTGGGTTTCTCTTTCCTGCTGGTAACTTTTCCATCTCGCTTGAACTTGGTCTCTGTCTTTTCTGCTCCGAGTTCTTTGCGGATCGCAGCAACAAAAGTGTGACTGACGCCGCATCTTCTGGCGATCTCGCGGTCAGACCATTCCTGCCACTCAATATCTAGCAACATGGCGGTGACTGATTTACGCTTGTCTGCTATTGACGGGCGCAACCCGTGGCTGATGTTTGCTCCGAACGAATACAAGATTGCATCTCGAAGCGTGCCTTCTCTAATATCGCACTTGAATCCAGGGCTGCCTGCTTTCTTGGCTGCGAAGTAACGGTGGAAACCGTCGGCTAGGAAATACTCTGCTCCGTCATAAAACACAACGATGGGCGGGAACTGCGCACCCTCACGCATCTTTTCGCAGTAGTCGGCAACTACGTCTTGATCGATCTTTGCTCGGCTTTGTGTGCCGCCGTCGATCTTAATTTTTTCAAGACTCAGATTCATCATCTACCCCCAAAATGTATGCGACCGTGGCCGCTAGAACAAAAAGCAACACACCCATTCCCATCAGGATGCCGCCAAAAAATGTCAGTGCTTCAAACGTTTCCATGATCACCTCATATCAAAAGGTAACGATGTACAGGATTGCTGAGACTGTAGTTCTCAGTGTCACATCGTGACCACTGTGCTGCGTTCACGATGTTTGCCGATGGGCAAGACATGTTTTCCTTCGCCTCGATCATCTTCAAGTAGTTGTTGATGATAGGCAGGCAACTAACCTTGCGTCCGGGCTGGTGATGATAGCCGCCCTCCACATGATCCCCGCCGTTGATTGCATACCCATCAAGGTTGCATACATCCTCTGCCAGGTCTGCGTCATCTGACAGGACGATCCGCGAGCTGCACCTGCGTGCCATCCAGCGAAGTTCCTTGAACCACATATCACGCGGCGGGCGAATGGTCTCTGCCTGTAGCTTGTCACCACCTCGAACGAACATCACGCCTGCTTCTTCCATGCCTGACACCGTGCCGATCTGGTACAAGTCTTTCATCACATAGTCATACGCCCGACATTTGGCATCAGCTAGGTACAACGCGGTCAGATCCGTGGGCTGTAGCCAGACCTTGCGAAAACCATCGAAGTTCATCTGTGGAGTACCGCTGCCGTACCTGAATGCTTCTGGAAAGACTTCGTCGAACGGCTCGTGGTAATTCCACCAGTTGCCGGACAGGTCTACATAGAAGTCGTGCCCATCCATCTCGGCCACGGTCTGAGCGGCGATGATGTTCTCGATGACAGAGAAGAAGCCGGAGCTGCGAGGCTGGTAATACACGGCCTGCCCACTGGAATTGAGATGTTTGTTCATCTGCGTATCCAGCCCTTGGTAAAGCTGCCACTTGTCCTCGTCTATGCCCCACTCTCTGGCCGCACGCTCGAAGCCAACGCACCCGACAATCTCCTGCTTGTAGAAGAATGTATTGGGCAATTCACGCGGCAGCATCGGCTGGATGTCAGCCCATGCACACTTGCCCCAGAAGAACATCCGAGCAGCGACGGCAGGGATCCGCTCGTTCAGTGGGTAGCTCTGTGCCAGCGACCGCAGCAGGTCCATGGACTTGTGCATGTAGTACACGTTGTCTATCTCATGGACGATGGCGTTGACCAGTTGGATAAACTTGACGTGGAAGTCCGGCGTCTCGTCCGGCAAACGATATCTATTGAACTGGATCACAAGAGCGCATCCCCATGTGTCTCGACCGTGGGCTTGGTCTCCCGATGCTTGGCTTTCTCCACCAGCACCCAGCCGGGTTGCATGAACCTGGCCGCCTCCCAGCGAGTCCAGAACTTGCGGAATAGTTTCCGCTCCTCGTCATAGACCTCGAATCTCATGCGGCCTCCTGCTTGTGCCGGTCCTGACGGTGCTTGATGTTGCGCGTGACCACCTGCTCCAGCCGACCAAGAATCTCTTCTGTCTCACTGTCGAGCAAGTTGATCTGCTTCTTCCACTTCACGAGCGCGAGCTGCATGTCGTGCAGGAGCTGGGCTTTCAGGTTGTCATCCGATAGCACGTTGGCCGTCATGCGATAGCCGCCCTTCTCGTACTGGTCTGTGGACAGGCTGACGAACGCCCGGATGTGCACGTCTGGGGCTTTCTCGATGGTCACTGTGACCTTTTGGATTAGCTGCCGTGCCTGCTGCTTTCTGTAAGCTTCTGCGGCCTTGGTATCGTCCCACTGGAAATGCTTGTGCAAAATTGATTGCGGATCCCGCGCCTCTTCCAGCACGTCATCCACCATAAGCAAGCCATCGTTCTGTTGTGCCAGCCGCTCAAGTACGCGACGCTCTTCTGCATATTGCTCTGCCTTTTGAATCTCCATGATTTCTCCTTAAAAGTTACCTGCGGCACCGAACCTTAACGTGCGCTACCGTGCCGTTCCGCACCTGACCTGCGTTGCCCAACCACGCCGTACGTTACCTTGCCACGCCGGACCTGCCATACCGCGCCATATCCAACCCGAACTTGCCGGACCTTGCCGTCCCTAGCCACACCTGCCTAACCCGACCATACCGAACCTTGCCGAACCTCGCGCCGCCTAACCTGCGGTACCTCTCCGGGACTGACCTTGCCGAGCGTTGCCCCACCTGCCTGTCCCGACCGCACCGAACCATGCGGCAACCTGCCGCGCCGCACGGTGCCATACCTGCCTTACCAAACCTGACGACACCGCAACGAGCCGAGCCACACCTGCACTACCGATCCATGCCGTCCCAAACCAGACCTGTCGTTGCCCAGCCATACCTGCGTCACCTAACCCCACGCCACCGGGACTTACCATGCGGTGCCATACCTGCCTTGCCTCACCCCGCGATGCCCCGACTATCCTGAGCACACCTGCCAAACCTCTCCTCACCCCCCCGTGCCGTACGATGCCGCACCTCACCGCGCCTAGCGTCGCCTGCCTTACCGTACCCGAACGCGCCCTACCTTACCCGGACGTGCCCTTCCGAGCCGAAACGCGCCGCACCTGCCATACCGAACCACGCCGTGCGCTACCGAAACTAGCCGCACGACGCCGTTCCAAGCCTGCCTTACCTTACCCAACCGGGCCGGGCCAGAACAGGTCACGCCGGTCCCCGCCAAGCCTGCCACACCCAACCAAGCCTGACCCAGCGTTGCCCAGCCGGGACGGACCTGCGGCATTTGAGGGGGAAGACACATTCCACGCCCCCTCTTCGTGTTAGTAGAGAGGAAAGCAAGTTAAACGATTTAGCCCCGTTTGCTCTCCAGCATTTTTCAGTTTAGATGTGTCAGCCGGACTGAGAAACGCAAATCAACGCGGGGCTTAAATTCGAAACTTCTTGCGGACTTCTTTGTCCCTGTCGCCGGGGACAATCTCAAACGTGCCGAAGCCACAGCCTGCACTGCTCTTTGAATCTGGCCGGCCTTCGCACAGACCTACCTGCCCACCTACACGGGCAATCAGGTTGTACACATCTTGCGCATTGAACTGGTCAGCATCGAACCGCACGCGCAGCTTGATAGCCCAGTCCCGGTACATCGGGCGGGAGCGCACGTCCACCACGCCAGTTGCGTTGCGGGTGTGTGCCGTGAATGTTTCTGATGTGCCGTACACACGGACGAGCGGGATGCCATCCTGCAAATCAAAGCCGTCGGCCTCGACGAACACTGACAGCTTTGCCAGTGTCATCTTGAACCCGACCAAGCGGCAGGCTGAGATCATGCCGGCACGGAATGCGGCAGCGTTGACACCTTCCCAGCCCTCGCTGGAGCGGTAACGTGCGTCCTCTGCTTCCTTGTCGTAGTCACGGGCAGAGCGTTCCTTCTTGCTCTTTGCCGTGCTGCCTTCGGCCATCTTGGCCATCAGCTCTGCCTTCTTCGAGAACCTGGCCACGACCAGCGGCGCAGTACCCTGAAGCAGAACCTCAATCGTGTTGAACTTTGGTGCCGAGATAACTACCGGCGTCTCCTTGACTTTCATATCCATCATCACTCTCCTCGTAATATGGCTTCGGCGATTGCCTCTGCCGGGTTATCCGACCAGTCTCTGTACTGGTGGCAAATCATGGCCGCACGTTCACGCTCGGCCTGTAAAGCTGCATGCAGCCGGCGCAGTTCAGCAGCGGCACTTTTCGTATGTATCGGATGCGGTGCCGCGTTGACTTCATCCAGCCAATCAGCCAGTTGCAGCGCCCTTGGTAATTTTTCCATCTCCCCTCCTACATCTAGGATTCCACTGTACCCCTAGATCTAGGATATGTCAACACATTGTTCCTGTCAACATCCGTGTATTGCAAGTTCCGCGTTTAGGTCCCCCATGGGTGATAGCCCACCACCTATGCGAAGCACTCGATGGGGTATCTGCCCTGCCCAGCCTGCTGATCCTGCCCAGCGGCCTAGCTGTCCCAGAAGGCAGCGATTATCTCGATGGAGGACATGTCTCACCACTGGATCCTCCCTCTTGTGCCATCCCTCGCTGACAGGTGGCGTGGCGCGCAGGCGGGTGAGACCTCGGCCAGTGTTCTCTCTCCGGCAGCCCATGCAGGCTCTCTGCTCTCGCGGGAGGTGCGGTCAGAGCACCAAAAGAAAAACCCCAGACAACTTAGGTGGGGCATGGCCCGTTGGCATGGGCAACTCAGTCATATCCTGTCAGGGACTTATCTCTACTGTCGTGCAGAGAACATACGACTGAACTACACATGCCCCACCTAAACTGACTGGGGTTACTTGTTTGCCCTGACAAGGCATGACAGAGTGCCACCTCTGACGGCGCAATGATAGGACAGGAACAGAATCTATGCAAGGGGCTGTTGGTGGCCGGTGAGGTATCTGGCTTGCGCTTTAGAGTGCGCTCGCTTGCCCATTCTCCGTTTACTTTCCTTGCCGCCAACACGACTGAGGACTGGCATCCCTACAGCGCCGAGCTGCCGAGTCGAACGGCGGCCCCACCACTGAACCCGTGAACGCCTTGCGCTAGGTTGCACAACCAATCCTCATGCGTCTTGGAGCTAGGACACCGGCTTTCTCTCGTAGCCGTGGTGCGTTCGGCTGACCAGCGCCTAGCTATTGCAATTATACAGGAACAGACAGTTGCAAAAAAAGACCCCCGGCGTCACCGACCGGGGGAAAGTTGCTGGCTCGCCTCAAAAGCCAGACTTGCGAGAAATCAGGGGGTACTCACCCAGCCGAGGAGATTCACGGAAGGAGAGTGATGGCCAGGCTTTCCCCTGACAAAACACTACCACATCCACCGCAGACCGCAAGGCTTGTCACAGTTGCAAGGTGGCAGCGTTTCCACAAGTCGGGAATTCCCGAGTTCGTCCCGACTTTTTTCCCGACTTTCTCAGAATGCAACACATGGTTCCTGTTGCAAATTATCTGTTGACGTTTCCTATATCTGGGGATAGTATACTTCTACATCTAGGGAGGGTGACATGACACAAGCAATCACAGATGACTTGATGGTGGCTGTACGCATAGCCAGCTTTTACCCGTTGAGCGATGAAGCAAAGCAAGAAGTAGCCATGACTGTTTCCAAGGCGATGGTTGAGCTTGGGCATAAACACAACTTCATTGTTTACAAGGCAAGCTTCGAAAGCAAAGTGAGCAAAGCATGAAACTAACCAACAAATTCAACCTGCCTCAGACGTTCGTCAACGTCATACAGCGGCCAACTTACAGCCGGGGCGACAGCGAGATCAGCGTCACAGAGATCCTGTCCCCGCCCCAGCTAGTACAGCTACGCCGCCGGCACGCCGAGGATATCGAGGAAGATGCAGCCGACCGTGTCTGGTCTCTGTTCGGATCAGCCTGTCACAACATCCTTCAGCACGGCGCAGATAGCAACCACATCGTCGAGGAGCGGCTGTTCACCACGTTCGAGGGCTGGCGCATTTCCGGCCAAATAGACCTGCAAGAGATCCAGCCTGACGGCACGCTAGTCATCAGCGACTACAAGGTAACGTCAGCCTGGGCAGTCCAGCAGGAGAAGACAGAGTGGGTAGACCAGTTGAATCTCTACGCATGGCTGGTTGAGACCACGAAGTCTGTGTCTGTCTCTGGCCTACAGATCGTCGGCATCGTCCGTGACTGGAGCCGCAGGGATGCAGCCAACAAGGAAGGCTACCCGCAGGCACCTATCGTGGTGCTGGATATCCCACTGTGGGATCACGAGACCCGCGAGCAGTTCGTGCGCACCCGCCTGAACCTGCACAACGAAGCCAACTTCGCAGTCGTCAGCGGCAAGATGCCAGAGTGCACGAGCGATGAGATGTGGGAGAAGCCAACGACCTATGCCGTCATGAAGGAAGGCGGCAAGCGGGCGAAGAAAGTATTTTTGATTCAGCAGCAGGCCGAAGCGTTCCTGGCCGAACAGAAAGGGGCGCACTTTATTGAGACCAGAGAGGGTGGCAGGACTAGATGCGAAAGCTTCTGTCAGGTTGCATCGTTCTGTGATCAGTGGAAAAACTACCGTAAGGAGGAGCTATGAAATACGCAATCGCAATCTGGGCAATGATGACCGCAAGCATGGCATACGCAGCTTGCACCACCCACACGTACCAGCAGAACGGCCGCTTCATTACATGCACCACCTGCTGTGATTACAACGGCAACTGCAACACCAACTGTTTCTAAGGTGCGGCCATGAGGATCGACATCCATATCTCTGACGCCACGCCGGAAGAGCTGGAGGCTATTGCCAAAGCATTAAATGTCAAGCCTCAAGAGCTACAGAAATCAAATCCGGTGGTACAGAAATCAAGGCCACCGTTACAGAAATCAAAGCCGAAAAAGAAAAAGCGGATATGGAGTGATGAAGCTCTGAAGATGGCCAACATCAGAACACCCGAAGCCCCGTACGGCTACAGGATGGACGGAACGCCACGTAAACCGACAGGACTACAGAAGAAGGAGAAATAATGAAAGCAATTGCCTCGGCCTTGGTCAAAGCGCAGAAGGAGTTCGGACCTGCGCTGAAGACCTCCACCAACCCACACTTCAGGAGCAAGTACGCTGACCTCTCGGCCTGCGTGGAAGCGGTCATCGATGCCCTGAACAACAATGGCATCTACCTGATGCAGCTAACCGACGAGCATGAGAACGGTGTAAAAGTTTCCACCGTCTTTATTCATGAGTCTGGCGAGCAGATATCCGGCGGATCCCTTTACATGCCAGCGGCCAAGCATGACCCGCAGGGGTTTGCGAGCGCCCTGTCTTACGCCCGCAGGTACAGCCTGATGGCCGCCTGCTCTATCGCCCCGGAGGATGATGATGGCAACGCAGCAACGCAGTCTGCGCCGCCGAAAGCGGCTCCTAAAGCAACGCCGCCCGCACCGCCGAAGCCACCCGCTGCGACTCCTAAGAAGGTGGAGGGACAGGATAAAGAATGGCAGCTCAAGGTCTCGACAGAGCCAGACACCAACTTCGAGGATTGGCTCACGGTGGTGGTTGAACTTACGGTTACGGCACTGGATTCAGCGGGCAGCAAGGATGATGTCATGAACATCTGGCGCACGAACGCCAACATCTACAAGGTCATCGAGCAGCAGGATGCCGACGCCTACTCCGAGCTGACCGCCACGTTCAAGACTTACAAGGAGAGCTTCGATGGCAACTAAGTTTCCCAACAGCGGCCGGCTGAACTACAGCCAGCGCAAGGTCAACCCAAAGTCCCCCGACCTGTACGGCGAGCTGGTGCTGGACCGGGCGTACGTCAAGACTCTGCTCGAAGCCACGGACGAGGACGAGATCGTGGTCAAGCTGGACGGCTGGCAGAACGACGGCAACTACGGCACGTACTTCAGCCTGAAGGTGAACACTTGGAAGAAGCCAGACGGCAACGTTTCCACCCCGCCGGCCAAGCCAACGCCACCTGCTGAACCAGAGGACTTGCCGTTCTGATGGCAGGCAAGTCACCCACCCAGCGCAGCCTTGAGTATCTCCGGGAGCAGGGATACCACCCGGAGGTGGTCGAGCGGTTCAACAGTTTCACAAAGCAGCGCAAGGATCTGTGGACATGGTGCGACATCTTGGCCATCAGAAAGGACGAGGTGCTGGCAGTGCAGGTGACAAGCAGCAGTCATGTGGCCGAGCGGATACGGAAGATCCAAGAGTCAGAGACCGTCGGTAAAGTGCGCGACGCCGGGATCAGGATCGAGGTTCACGGCTGGGGCAAGAACAGTAAGGGAAGGTACGTGTTGAGAGTGGAGGACATATCGTGAGTGAGCATCCAAGTTTCGAGTCCGTCAAGGTCGGGATCAAGCAGGACAACTCCGGCTACATCCTCACCCTGCGGATTCACCCTGATGACCTGGATGAACGGATCATGCGGGACTTTGTGGGCGCAAGGTATATGACCGTGATGGTCAGGCTGAACGAGGAAGAGAAGCCCATGAACCGCGAGCAGGAGCTGGCCAAGGACATGGTGCGGGTATCAGGGATGCTGTGCCGGGATTCTAAGTTCTGGGACTTCCTGCATGAATCAAACGAGATTATTGAGAAATCAGAAAAGGAGGCCACGACATGGCTGAAGGGGTATTTGCACGTAGAAAGTCGAGCCGACATAGCAAAGAGTCAGAAGGCGGTGGAAAAGATGCTGGGTCTAAAGCAGGAGTTCGCGTCATGGAAGGATCGAAACGGCTAGTCCCGTACTCGGTCTACCTGTCAGAAGAAGTCCACACCGCACTGAAGGAGAAGGCTCGCAGCCGGCAGGCCAGCAAGGTCGTGCGCGATGCCATCACCATGATCCTGGAAGGCGGCGACCAGTTCTCCAGCGGCTACAAGCAAGGGCTGCGGGATGCTATGGACATCATCCACAAGGACGAGCTTGCTGGAAGCGTTTCCATCAACGAGCGCAAGGTAGCGGATCACTTGATCGACCAGATCGAGGAGCTGATGAATGATTGACGGACGGCCAACCATCATGATCGCCTGTGCTAATGTAACCCCTCCTAGTTTCTAAGGAGGCAACAATGTTAAGAGATGGAAAGTTCATCAAGGAAGATCCACCCAAGATTGGATCTGCATACGTCGCACCTTTCTACAAGACCGTGACGGACGAGAACCCGACAGTCGAGTACACCAACCGCTGGCAGCATATCCACGAGAAGTACCTGTCATCCATCGATGTGGGTGCGTGGATCATCCTGTTCTATGCGGCCATAGGTGTAGCGTTGACTGTTGTGCGGGCGATGTTCGACTGGCTGTTTAGATGAGTCGGAAGCTCTTTGAGCTGGCCAACAAGGCTGCCGAGGAGGAGGAGCTGATCTATGCCCCAGACTCGGCGGCCATGGCTTGGATGCGCAAGTTTGCAAAGATGGTAGCAACACAAGAGCGCGAGCGATGCGCAGCACTATGTGAGGAGATGGGCAGCCCAGACATAGCGGCGGCCATCAGGAGAGGAGAGGAATGACAACACTACGAGAAGCGGCGCAGATGGCGCTGGATGCGTTGGAACAGATACACCGAGACAACATGACAACGATTGCTGAGGAAAACTGGAGCAAAGCAATCGAAGCACTACGCGCAGCACTAGCGCAGCCAGAGCAGGAGCCAATCAATTACGAGGAATGGAATTACGACCCAATGACCGGCAAACCGCTGTGGGGCGAGCAGCCAGAGCAGGAGCCGCCCTGCAAGACCGGGAGCCAATGTGTCGGTAACAAGTGCGAGCGATGCGCTGTGCAGCCTGAACGCGAATGGGTTGGGCTGACGGATGAGGAGCGGCAGGAGTGTTTGTATTCCGATCCTATTTTTGGGATGGCTGCGAGTACGTTTGCCCGTGCCATTGAAGCCAAGCTGAAGGAGAAGAACGGTCTATGAGAGTCGCAGTTCATAACCACTACGAGTTCATCACGACCGATGGCTACCTGTTCAAGAACCAGAACAGCGACATCGGCCACAACCTGCTTCAGTCTTGGAATGACTTGTACAAACTGTGCAAGTCCACCGGCATCGAGCTGTACACCCTCGACCAGGTAGACCCGCACATCGTGGACCTCGTGATCTACATGGATCGCCCTCGCGTGGAGCCTGACGTACCAGGTGCCAGCAAAGTCCTGATCTTGTACGAGCCGCCACTGATCCTGCCGGAGAACTGGGACGAGGCGTATCACGATCAGTTCAGCCGAGTGCTGACATGGGATGACAGGCTGACCATCAAGAAGAAATACGAGAAGCACAACTTTACCGTGGACTGGAAAGAGCGCCTGCCGTGCGAGTGCTCGCGGGGAGACTTCTTTACCAACAAGCTGGCAGTCATGATCCAGACCGCCAAGAACATACCCGGCAGCCTGTACGAGAAGCGCATAGAGCTGATCCAGTGGTTCAAGGACAACGCCATCTTTGACTTTGACCTGTACGGACGCGGCTGGGATATCAGGCAGATTCCGTTCTACAAAGGCACCACCAGCAACAAGCTGGCCACGTACGGCAAGTATCGGTTCGCCATCACGTTCGAGAACACGGATACGGCGGTGGGATATATCAGCGAGAAGATTCTGGATGCCTTCATGGCCGGCACTGTCCCTGTGTACTGGGGCGCGCCCAACGTTCACAACCACATCCCGCCCGAGTGCTACATCGACATGCGGGAGTTCAAGTCGTACAAGGAGTTGTACAACTTCCTGCGGGACATGGACTACACCACGTACTGCGGATACCTGGAGGCGATAGACAGTTTCATCCGGTCAGACAAGGCCAACCAGTTCGACAATGACGAGGAAGTGAAGCAGTTGTACAGGCTGATAGAGGAGCACCGATGAGCGACGATTTCATTAGCAAGGAAAATTTCACCACGGAAGGCATCACCGCTGACTACGTATGGTGGAACGCTAAAGTTCTGACCGGAAAGATGAGCCAGTGGCAGCATGACTTCGACAGGGTGGTAAGCGTCATGGAAGCTCGGCACAAGGAGCACCTGAAGATTATCGGCGACCTGCTGGCAGAGATTGAACAATTGAAGGAGAAGCTGAATGAGTCTCAGCGTAGCAGTAGTGACTAGCACACAAGGCAGACCAACTATAAAGAGGGCAATCAAAAGTGTTCAGGATCAAACTAGGCAGGCTACGCATTACGTATTCATCCATGGTGCAGACTATTCCGACAAGACCATCCCTCATCTATCGGATGATACGGTCGCCGTTCACCTACCTCGGGCTAACGGTGGGGGTGGTTACGGCATGGCTCCTGTTTATGCTCTGGCTCCTTACGTGATCGACGAAGACATCATCTTCTACCTCGATGACGATAACTGGTTCGAGCCTGACCACATTGAATCACTGGCCAGCCTGATAGAACAGAACGACCTCGGCTGGGCGTACAGCCTGCGCAAGATTGTGGACAACGAGGGTAACTGGATCTGTGATGACAACTGCGAGTCGCTCGGCTGCCAGCCCAACGCCAGCGGCCACTACCTCGTGGACAACTCCTGCTATGCCGTACGCACGGACGTTGCCCGCAGGTATGGCTACGCCTGGTACGTGCCCATCGTGTCAGACCGCAACTTCCAAGCAGAGCTGATGCGCAACAGGATCAGGTGCGGCACCACCGGCAAGCACAGCACCAACTACCGCTTGTCCCACGATGGGACTGGTGGCATGACGCCGCAGATGTTCATGGATAACAACAAATTTATGAGCAGCAGATTTACTGACTTCCCTTGGACCAAGCGCCAAGTCTTTACTTTTTGAGGAGATTCACATGGCTAAACTTTTCATAGCGACCCCGATGTACGGTGGACTTTGCGCCGGTTACTACACCCAGTCCCTAATGCAGTTACAGAACATCCTGCGGGACAACAAGGTGGACATGGCTGCGAGCTTTCTGTTCAACGAGTCGCTGATCCAGCGGGCGCGTAATGCCTTGGCGCACGGGTTCCTGAAGACAGACTTCACCCACCTGATGTTCATCGACGCAGACATCCACTTCAATCCGCAGGACGTTCTCCCGATGCTGCTGGCAGACAAGCCGATCATCTGTGGCATCTACCCCAAGAAGGAGATCAACTGGTCACAGATTCATGCGGCCGCTCTGGCAGGCGTGCCACCGCATGAGCTGCGCAAGTACAGCGGATCCTTCGTAGTCAACCTGAAGGAGTATGCCGGCGAGCAGCGCGTGGAGCTTGGCCAGCCAGTGGAAATCTGGAACGGTGGTACTGGCTTCATGCTGATCAAGCGCGAAGTCTTCGAGCAGCTCAAGGACCATGTCCCCACCTACGTCAACGACACGCACGATCTGAGTGGCGCGCTGGGCGCTGACCGTATCCATGAGTTCTTTGCCACCAGCATCGAGCCGATAGGAGAGCGCCTGCTGTCTGAGGACTACCACTTCTGCAAGATTTGGCGCGACAAGTGCGAAGGCACAGTCTGGGCAGCACCGTGGGCACAACTAGCTCATATCGGTACCCACAAGTTCGACGGCATCCTGACTGAGAAACCGCAGCTACCCCAACCCAAAGCCGAGGAAGTATGACCCTAGCCTTCACACCCGGTGAAACCTTCATCCCAGCCTCTGGTCAGGTGATCGGAGAGCGGGAGAAGGAGCTGATGCACAAGGCCGTGGACAAGGGCTGGCTGACCGCCAGTACCTTCAACCGCGAGTTCGAGGACACGCTCACCCGATGGATCGGCAGCAAGGCCGTCAGAACTGTCAACAGTGGCAGCTCTGCCAACCTTGTGGCCTTCATGGCACTGACCTCCCCCAAGCTGGGAGAGAGGGCCATCAAGAAGGGCGATGAGGTGATCAGTGTGGCCTGCGGGTTTCCCACGACGATCAACCCCATCATCCAAGCCGGTGCCGTGCCAGTGTTCTTGGACATCAACACGACCTTGAACATCGACACCAAGGATCTGGAGTCGGCCATCACAGAGAAGACCAAGGCGATCTTCATAGCCCACACCATGGGCAACCCGTTCAATCTGGAAGAGATCGCCGCCTTGGCCAAGAAGCACAACCTGTGGCTGATCGAGGACTGCTGTGACGCGCTGGGCGCACGCTGGCGTAACCAGAACGTGGGCACCTTCGGGGACTTGGCTACTCTGTCCTTCTTCCCTGCGCATCACATCACGATGGGCGAAGGCGGGGCGGTGATCATCAATAACACCAAGCTCACCCGGCTGGTGGAATCCTTCCGCGACTGGGGCAGGGACTGCTGGTGCGAGCCTGGCAAGGACAACACCTGCAAGCAGCGGTACTGCCAAGAGTTCGAGGGGCTGCCCTACGGCTATGACCACAAGTACGTGTTCACGCATGTGGGCTACAACCTGAAGATCACGGAGATGCAGGCTGCGTGTGGCGTGGCTCAGTTGGAGAAGCTGGACTACTTCATCTCCATGCGCCGTGGCAACTACTCCTATCTGGCCAACCGGCTGTCGAACTACGAGGAGCTGTGGCTGCCGACGGTCTACCCGGACGCACACCCTAGCTGGTTTGGGTTCCCGATTACGCTTGCCCCGGACGTCAAGTTCAAGCGGCAAGAGTTGATCCTGTACCTGAACAGCCACAACATCGGCACCCGCCTGCTGTTTGCTGGTAACGCTACCAAGCAGCCGTTCCTGAAGGGCCAGAACTACCGCGTGCACGGCAGCCTAGAGCAGACAGACTATGTGATGCACAACACCTTCTGGCTGGGCGTACAGCCATCGCTGACACAGCCCATGCTGGACTATGTGTGCGACACCATCGACAAGTTCATGAAGGAGTTCCGATGAGAGTAGCCGACTGGATTGCAGAGTACCTGCACAGCATAGGCGTGCGCCGGGTGCATGGCCTGATGGGCGGCGGAGCGTCAGGACTGAACGACGGCTTCATCAAGCACCCCGGAATTGAATACATCTGTTACCACCACGAGCAAGGAGCTGGTCATGCAGCACTCGGAGAATCGAAGTACACAGGTA